TGTTAGATTTGGATTTAGTCTTGGTCCAGGAAATGAAAAAGTCTTAATTAAGGAAGGAGAACTTGTTTTAGATTATTATCGTTACACTACTGAGGAAGAATATTCTGCTACTGGGTCTCCTCATGGGGGGAAATTCGCAAAATCTAAATGGGGAAGAGTTTTAACACCTACTAAAAAAATAAATAAGGCACTTGAAAATGGATAATATCTCTTGGTGGCATACTTTTGATTTTCCAGAATTGAAAACAAAAGGTAGAGATAAAACTCAATTAAAATTAAAAGGTTTGGGTATCCCAAAGGATTTAAGGGAATGGAGTGTTTTAGATGTTGGTGCTTGGGATGGTTATTTTTCTTTTCTTTGCGAAAAACGTGGAGCGAAAAAAGTTTTAGCAATTGATACAGTTACATGGCAAAGTAAAGAACTTAAAATCAAAAGTCGAAGACAAGGAAATAGAAGTAGAAGATATAACAATAGATAAAGTAGGAACATTTGATTTAGTTTTATATTTAGGAATCTTTTATCATATGGAAAATCCTTTCAAAATTTTAAGAAACTTATATCAAATCACAAATAAATTACTTATAATAGAAACTCATACAGATGGAAATTATTTATCTATTCCTGCTATGATATTTTATCCAAACAATGAATGTAATAATGACCTTGGAACTTGGTGGGGACCAAATCTTCCTTGTCTCATAGAAATGTTAAAAGTTATTGGATTTAAACCGAAATTAAAATCTGTAGGAGGAAATCGTGCAGTTATACATGCTTACAAATGAAAATTTTAACTTTTGGGGATAATCCCAAAACAAGCACAGGTTATGGGCAGATATGGGACAATTTATTAAAGAGATGGACTAAATTGAGACCAGATTGGAAATTTTATCATGTTGGTTGGCAGAATTGGGATAGGCCCCACCAAACAAAAGATGGTTATTTCATTTTGCCAAGAGGAGGAGATGATTATGGTGCTGATGTTCTTCTCGAAAATTTAATGACTTATAAGCCGAATTATTTTATCACTTTGTGTGATGTGGGAATTCAGAGTTCTTATGTTGATTCTTTCTTCGAAGCAAAAAAGAGAGGCTATAAGGGTAAATGGATTGCTTATCTTCCTATAGATAATGAAAGCTGGGAATATCTTCTTTGGAATAAGATTTTAGAATGTCCTGATTTAAATGTAGGAATGTCAAAATGGAGTGCAGAGTCCATGAGAAATCATGGTGTTCAAAGAGTGAAGTATATCCCTCTTGGAGTGGATATAGAAGAATTTAATATTTTGAAAGAAAGAGAAATAATAAGAAAGAATTATGGATTATCTAATCATTTTGTCGTAGGGTTTGTTGGAAGAAATCAAAGAAGAAAAATGATTGCTCATTTAATTAAAGGATTTTCTCAGTTTAGTAAAGGTAAAGATGATGTTAAACTCCTGCTCCATACTGATGCTGTTCCGTCAAAAAAATATCTTGGTTGGTTGATGGATAGCTTAAATGCAAAAGCAGAAGCAGAACAAGATTCAGATATTGTAAAATTCCAAAAAATTCAATTAACAAAATCCAATCTTGGTCCAGGAATGAGACAAAGAATTCAAGCAAAATCAATGAACGAAATATATAATATGATGGATATATTCTGCTACGCTACTGGAGGAGAAGGATTTGGATTACCTGGATTAGAATGCCAAAGTGCAGGAATTCCATTAATGATGACTCACACATCCTCTTGTGATGAACTTACTGGAAACGGAACGCATGGAATTATTATTCCTGTATTAGAAGATAAATATAGGAGATTAGTTACTGAAATTGGAGCTAATGGAATAGAAAATGCTGTACCAGACGATAAAGAAATTGCGAGATTATTAGAGATTTATTATAATGACTGGAAATCTGGAAAGAAAATCTTAAAAGAAAAATCTAAACAAGCAAGAAGATTTGCTCTAAAATACAATTGGGATAAAATTGCAAGGCAATGGATTAATCTCTTTGAAGAAGAATATGGAAAATGAGAACAATCAAGGAAATACTGAAAGGAACAAGTTATCATGAAGGAACTCTTGAATATTTTTGGGCAGAATGCCTTTCTGATTACATTTATTTTGCAGAACATGTTTTAGGTTTTAAAATTTCTTCTTATCATGAAGAATGGTATATCTTTGCAGAAAAATTTAAAAGATTATGTATAATTGCTTTTCGTGGAAGTGGAAAGACTTATTTCTTTGCAGGATATTATCTCTGGAAATCTATTTTTCAATGCCCAAGAGAGACACTTATAATTTCAAAAACAGAGGCTCAAGCTAAAATGGTTTTGAAGATTATCAAAAACATGATAACTCAGAATGAGATATTAAGAAATTTTATGCCAGAAAAGAGAGAAGCGACTTGGAAAGCAACAGAATTAGAATTAATTAATGGTTCTATATTCTACTGCAAACCATATAATGAAAATGTTCGTATGTGGCATCCAGATGATATTCTATGTGATGAGATTGGAGAGTATGAAGATAAGTCTATTTTTTGGACCGCTGTTCTTGGGACAATCCAATTGAAAAGAGGAAATGTCATAGGGATTGGAACTCCAAAGTCTGCAGTTGATTTACTTGCAGAACTCAAAGAGAATAATGAATATATGTGTAAAGAATATCCTGCAGAAATAAATGGAGAGCCTTTATGGCCTAAGATGTATACAATGTTGAATTATGATACTGAAACCAAAAAAAGTCTTCCTAAAATAAAAAGAGAAATTGGAGAGTTGCCTTATGCACAGGAATATATGTTAATTCCAATTAGTTCTGCAAATTCTTTGTTTCCTATAGAGTTGACTTCTCAAGGTTTAATAAATGATGAGGGATTTCTTCCATATGGAAAGAAAGAAGAAAAATATTATATTGGTTATGATATAGCTCGTTCACTTAAAGGAGATTATACTGTTATGATTGTGTTGGGAGTTAATAGTGATAGAAAATATCTTGCAAAAGGTTTGAGATTTAGAAAAAATTTTGATGAACAAAAATTATATTTAAAAACATTATATAAAGAATTTTCACCTTCAAAAACATTGATAGATGGTACAGGGATTGGTGAAAAACAAGCAGAAGAAGTAGAAAAAGAATTTGATAATTGTGAGATTATTAAAATCACTTATGATGAAAAGTATAAGATGTTATTAGATTTACGACAAGAATTTGAGAGGTTTAATATTGTTCTTCCAAATGACAGAGATACAGATTCTTATAAGTTCACACAACAATTAATAGCAGAGCTTAATGATGTTTCATTAGATTATGATTTACGTCCTGGACAGTCAACGAGACCAAAATTCCGTTCAGGAAAATATGATGATTGTGTGATTGCTCTTGCATTAGCAAATAAAGCATCACAATCAAGCTACGGAACTTTATCTATCCGAGGAGTTGAATGAATTCCTTATTGGATTTCTAAAAATATCTATTGTTACGTATCCGTTTGTTGCAGTTAATGAACCATCTCTAAATCTAAGCAAGATAGTTTTATAGAATTCTTCTATGAGCTTGCTTTTATTCAAATTCTTTTCTTTGCAGAATTCTCTAAAGGCCTCTTTTATTTTTTTATTTATTTTTACATATTCTCCTATATCTTCTTCATAATTATATTTTCCTATTCTCACCATTTTATATAAAAAGAACAACAACTATATAAATTTAACTTATTTAGGGTATTTATGGAAAAATCAGTGCAAAACAAACCACAATTAAGCAAAACAGCACATATAAGGGGATTTGAAGAAGGCTGGGTTCCTCACCCAGAGAATTGGGGCATAGATAAAAGTCTTTTTACTTCTGAAACTTCTGTAAATCAAGGGGATTTATATAAAGTTGTAAAAAAATCTCCAGAAGTTGTTGGGTGCATCTCTGCAATTGTAGAAGACATCATGGCTGATGGTTGGGAATTTGAAACAAATAAACGTTCATCTGGAAAGAAAACAGTTGAAGATGCTCGTAAATTTCAGATAAAATCAAAGTTTTATAAAGTAATCACAAATGCTCTATGGGAACTGATGATGACTGGGAATTCTTACATACTTAAGTTATCTGTAGATGTAGAGAGAATTAAATCAGTTATTTCAAGATTAACAAAAACTCTTGCTAAAACGCATAATGTAAAGTTAGAAGAAAAGAAAGCATTTGAATTTATTAAACAAGATTTTGAGAAACCACAAGATTTACAGCTTTTAAAATCTTCAACAGTAAGGATTAATTTTGATGAAACTGGAGAAATTAGCTCATATCAACAAACAGTGCGAGGGAAAGTTAGAGTTTATAAATCAGAAGATATAATTCATTTAACATTAAATAATATTGGTGGTCAACCTTATGGATTTACTCCTCTTGAACCATTATTATCTGATATTGCTACATTGATATTTGCTAAAGAATTTGCTGGAAAATATTTTGAGAATGATGGTGTTCCTTATTTTTTATTTAATCTGCCAGAAGCTTCTCCAAATGATAGGAATTATAAGTTACTAAAAAAAGAATTGAAAGAATTAAAAAAGAAAGCAAATAAATATAGAACTTTAGTCACTACTGGAAATATAACTGCTGAACAGATTAATAAATTTAATAAGGATATGGAATTTACTAAATTGATTAGACATTTTACTCAAATAGTTTTAATTGCTTTTGGAGTTCCAGCACATAGAATTAATCTTACTCTTGAGCAAAAATCTGGTGGAGCAGAACTTGGAAAAATAGAATCAGGATATTACAAGAAAATCGCGTTTATGCAAAAGGCATTAGAAAACGATTTAAATAGAGACCTGTGGTCTGCCTTCGGCGTAAGGATGGTTTTTAATAGAGCATATAAAATTGATGAGATAAGAGAAGCAGAAGTAATAAGAATTCTATCTGAGATTGGAGCAATAACTATCGAAGAAGCAAGAAAGAAAATAGGAATGTCAGCAGAATTGCCAGATGGACATCCTGCAGAATCTATTGGCAGTGACAAGCGTATTAACATGGAGCAGGATAGTCGAAGACAATCAGGACAAGAAGAAAAAGAAGATAAAATGGATAATAAATTAAAATCTTTTGATGGAGCAATTGAAATTTCTCTTGAAAGATTTATTCGAGTAGTTGAATTAAAGCTTGGAGCAGAGAATTTTGACCAAGCGAATATTCTTTATATAGAAACTCCGCAAGAATTTATATTATATTTCCATGATGGAAATTGGAAATATAAATCAAGGATTGATAAATCTAAAATTGATATAGAAAGATTTAGAGTAGAAATGTTAAGGAATGCAACTAAAGTAATAATATAATTTTATATAAAAAAATCATAAGTTTATTAAAAAATAAAAGATAATCTTTCTTAATCAAAAATGCCACAAAAATTAGATGAAATACATGATGCTGTTGTGAGACGGCTGAAAGGGAAGATTAATCCCAGAACAGGAAAGCCTTATTCTGAATCAGAAATGTGGGCTATAGCAAGAGCACAATTTGAAAAATTAAAAAATAAAAGCTTCCATGTTAATGCTCCAGTATCAAAGTTCTGGGAAGAAGATGTTAAGGTAGAAAAATCTATCTCTTCAAATGGAAAATCCAAAAAAAGATTTATTGAAGTAACAGTTTCAGGATTAAAAGAAGATAGAGAAGGAGAGATGATGTCTCAAAAAGCAATAGATAATATGATTATGCAATATAAATCTGGGAATATCCCTTTTTTCTCTGACCATGGTCAAGTTGATGGTTTGCCAGTTTATAGTTGGAAAGGGATGATGGGTGTTTGGGTTGATGCACATCAAGAAGATGATAAACTTAAGGCAGTAGTTAGATTGAATAATGCTCATCCTGATGCTGAATTATTTTGGAAATTTGTTCAAGAAGGAATGCCTATTTCTTTTTCCATTGGTGGAACTCCTCTCGAAGAACCAACAGAAATTGAAATAGAAGAAGAAATCATTTCTTCAAAGAAAACTGACTTTGTTAAAGCAAAAATAATTGATATGGAAGCAGAAAGAAAGAGAAGGAATATGTCTGTAGATGAATTTTATGCAGCACCGAGAGACCCGCCAAGTGCAAGTGCTCTACCCATATTTGATGCTGCTCATGTAAGAAATGCTATGGCAAGATTTAATCAAACTAAATTTAACTCTCCTGCGGAAAAAGCAAAGGCGAAAAGAAAAATCCTTGCAGCTGCAAATAAATTCAAAATTGATGCGTCTGGATTTGAAGGAAAAAATGGAAAGGAAAAAGAAGAAAATTAAAGTTCATGGCTTAATTAGCTTATATGAAACAAGTGCTGTTGGAATAGGAGCTTATCCAGACGCACATTTATCTCATAATTCATTTTCTCTATGTAAAGCCTTGACTACTCAGAACTCACCGAGTTCAATGTTTTATAGAGAAATTGGAGAATTAAATAAAAAGGAGGTTATAATGGAAGAGACCGAAGAAACTAAGACAGAAGAATCAGAAGTAACTGAAACTCCAGAGACTAAAAAGACTTCAGAAGAAGAATCTACTGAGAAGACTTCAGAAGAAGAAACTTCAGAAGAATCTGAAGACAGCAGCGAAACCGAAGAAACAGAAAAATCTGTAAAGGCAGAGCTTGCAAAAGCTATTTCTGAGCTCGCTAAACAATTAAAAACTGAGAGAGGGCTTGTAGAAAAAGAAAACAAGATAGAAATGACTAAGAAAGCTTTAAGTGAAATGTCTTTAGGAGAATTAGCTGTGATGCAAAAAGATTCAAATGGACATCGTCTTTTCTCAACATTCTAAAATGGCAGACATAAAGAAAGCTTTAGTAGAAAGCACTGATGCTGCTGGTGGTTATCTTGTTCCAGAAGAATGGTCAAACAGGCTATTGGCTTTTGTTAATAAGAAAACAGTAGCAGTTCAGGATTTGGATGTCAGACAGATGAAAACAGACGTACAATACATTCCAAAAGTTACAGATGGGACTACTGCTTATTGGGTTAACGAAACTTCTTCGATTACTGAGGCAAGACCAAGTTATGGACAGATTACCTTAACTGCTAAGAAGATTGCTGCTCTTTCCTATGTATCATCTGAATTGTTAGAAGATAACAATATTGATGTAGCAAATCATTTGGTTGAACAAATGGCTACAGATGTTTCAATTGAAATAGACAATGAGATATACAATGGAACTGGAGGAACATTCGAAGGTTTAAGGTATACAGGCTCATTCACAAATGCTGTAGATGGTGCTGGGAATATCAATGCTACTGCGGCTGATGGTACAGGGTCTACAATAACTGGTGGAGCAATTTCTTTGAGCACAATTTCCAAAGCAGTTACAGAAGTCTTAAAAGATAAGCATGACCAACCAAATGTTTCTTATTGGAATCCAAGAACAATTGGAAGTTTAATTCAGTTGACAGACGCTAATGCAAGACCACAATTGAATCAGGAAACATTCGGAAGTCCACTGGTACGTGAAGGTGTATTCTTCACAATCTATGGTACAAAAGTAAGAAGTTCAACTCAGGTTCCAATCAATTTGACATATGGAACAACTGCTGCACTTAGTGGCAACTGTTCAGATGCTCTTGTTGGGACAAGCAAGATGTTTGGTATTCTTGGACAAAGAAGGAATTTCATCTGGAAACAAGATTACGATATCGAGAAGGACTATTACAAGTATCAGACTACTGCAAGAATGGCTTTTGCTATTAAGTACGCTGATGCATACTGTCTAATCCGTGGAATAACAGATTAATTTTTTTATATCCTTAATTTAATTTTTTTAAGGATTTTTTTATTTTAGCCGAAGGCGAGATAAAAAGTCGAAGACAAAAATGGGAACATATATTACTCCAGAAGATGTCTGGAAACAATTAGGGAAAGATGCCTTTACAAAATTAACTGGCGAGGCAGTTGGGACAGGAGACGGTTCTACTTCTACATGGCAATTAGACCATATGAATGTTATTTCAGGAAGTGATACTATCTATACTGATGGTACTGCTGTTTCAAGCTATAATATAGATTTGGATAAAGGAGAGATTACTGGATTGACTGCTGCTTCAGGCAGTGCAATTACAGCAGATTATTGGTATGGAGATATTGAAGATTCTCAAATTCAATCTATTATAAATCAGGCAGAAGGATTAATGGAAGAGATGACTGGAAGAACTTTAGCAACAGCCTCCACAACCGAATATTTGGATGTTGAATACGGACAAACAGAATTTTTTGTTAGAAATTATCCTGTAATAACTTTCTCTGCTGTTAGTGCAAATACTGCAAGTTCGCTTGGAGATTCTCCAGCATGGAGCGGAAGCACACAAGGATTAGGTAATGATTTTATTTCAAATGCAAATGATTTGAAAATTGGAAGATTTGAATATATTGATAACAAACCTCCAGCAGGAAGGGACAGATTAGCAGTCACCTATACTTATGGTTATACAACATCAGATGCAGGATTTAAGATAGCACAAGAATTATCTACATTATTAGCTTTAAGACAGATGGTACATTCTGCAGTTTATAAAGCAATATTCAAGGGACAAGATAATTTTAGTCCAGTTCGTCTCGATGAGATTGAAAACAGAATTAAAGAATTAAAAAATATCCTTAAGGCTCAAAGCATAGAGCCTATATAAAATCGAAGAAAATGGCATTGACGAAGTCAAACATATTTAGTGAAAGTTATAACATAGTCAAAACTTTTTTAGAAGGAATTTCAGGTTTAGACCCAAGAAATAGAATGAAACCTAATTGGATTCATTCTTCTATGCCTAATGTAAGTGCCAGAGGATTTGAAGGTTATCCTTTTATTGTTATCTCATTAGATGTTAATGAAGAAAATAAGTCTTTTGATGTTGACACTTCTGAAAAAATTTTTAGAGTTTTAATTAAAGTCTATTCAGATGAACAAACAGAGGTGGACACAATTGCAGATTTAGTACATAATAACTTTAAAGACCAAACTAAAATGAATGAATTTCAGGCGAGAGAAATGTCTTCTTCTCCATTTGAATGGACTATGGACCAAAATGGAAAGAAGATTACTTTTAGAACATTAGGATTTATAATGAGGAGGAGAATATGAATCAGGCAATTGTTACTGTTGTTGGAATTAGGAATGTTATAAAAGGACTTATGTTAATTGGAAAGAGAATAGAAAAAGGTTCTGAAAAAGCAGTGCATGATGTAACTGAACTTGGGAAAACTACTGCCCAGAGTTTAGCACCTTTCTTTACTGGAGAATTAATATCAGCTATAACAACAAATCATTTTCAACAAAATAAAGAAGGATGGATTATTTCCTCACAGCCAAAAGGAGATGCAATCCCAACAAATATTTTATTCGAGGAAGGGACTTATCCAAATCCAAGAGACCCCCAGACTTTGAGATTTATGACAAATACAAGAAATTTCCTCGAAGAAGAATTAAGTCGACGACTAAATTTAGAAATAAGTGAGGTTATAAAAGAATGAAATGTGAAGTAAATAAGGAGGAAAAATGGCAATAAGCAATAACAAAGCTTGGTATGATAAAGCATTTATTAGTGTGAGTAAGAAAGGAACAGCAACTGAAGTTCAACTTAGAACAAAAACTACATCTATAGGAATTTCTGGCGGTGGTTTTGATATTGAATCTATGGAAACTTTTGGCGGAAAAATCAAGAGACAAACTACACGAGATGATTTAGAAATAAGTTTTGATGGAATTCCTACAAGTCTTCAAGATTTTGATTGGGCATTTCATGGAGCATCTAATACAGCAACTTCAATTACTTCAAGTTCAATCGAAGAATATAGAGTAACAATGTTATGGACAGACGATACTTCAATTACATCTGCGACAGCTGCTATATCTACAGCAAATGAAGCATATAGAGAAATTTATGCTAATTGTAACATGACAAGTTTAGAAAAAAATATGGATGCAGGAGAACATTTAACTGCTACAATGACTTTCAAACTTGCTTTTGAAGACGATTCAGGGAGTGTAAATTGGAAGAAAGAAATGTGTGACACTTCAAGTACTTTAAGTGCAGTTCCAGCATATTCTGGCTCAACTAAATTTTAGGTATTAAGATTGGAAGTAGATAAAATAACTGAGAAAAGAAAGACAAGCTTTACAATATCTGGGATTCCAATTAAAACATTAAAGGAATTTAAAAAATATTGTGAAGAAGAATGTGGAGATATTTATTCAATTGGTATTTTTCAATTATTAAAAACTAAAAAGATGTGGGATAATTTAGTCCCTTTGATTGTTAATCTTATTCAAGAGGTCGAAGACCTCAAGAACCCAACTAAATTAAAGGAGATTAAAACATTCGGAGAATGAGCAAATTAAGTAATCTTGTAGGAAAAAGCAAGAAAATTCAAATTGCAGGGATTGAACTTGAAATAAAACCGCGAACAGTTGAAGATATTGACTTAATCGTCAATCTTGGAGATGATGAGAAAAAAGGCGAAGCCATGAAAGAATTAGTTAAACGAACTCTTAAAGAAGCGGTTCCAGATGCTACTGATGAAGAAATCAATAATATAGCATTTGAACATTTCACAAAATTAACAAATGCGATTGTAGAAGTAAACGGCTTAAAAAATGCAGAGACCGATTGAGATACAAAAATTAATGAATAGAAAGGGATACTCAAACATAGTTGGAAATCTGTTTTATTCTTTGATGGTTAATTGTCATCAACCATACTCTGAAATAAAAAAAATTCCAATTCCTCTTGCATTAGCTCTCTTAAAAAATATTAAATTAGAACAAGACAAAATTAAAAAACAATCTAAAAAGAAAAAATGGTAAATGATATTATAATCAGAGTTAAAGTAATTGATGAGGCACGTAAAAATTTGGAAAAATTGGCAACACAATTCAAGACCATGGATGCAGCATTAAAAGAAGCTGGGGTTCCTTTAAGAAGTTGGAATAAAATAGCAAAACAGAATAATTTAGAAGTTCTTAAAGGTGGAATGGTTCTTGATAAATTAACAGGTCAAACAATGTCTTATGGAAAGGCTGCAAGAGTTGCCCAGATTAATACAAGAAGATTTAGAATGGAGTTTTTAGGAATTATGTTTTTTGGTATGCAGTTGCAAAGAACATTTAAAGGAATGACAATCTCTACTACAAAATTCTTTATGAAAGTAACTGAAGGACAAACAGAAGCAGGACAAGCAATTACAAGATTATCTGCAAGTTGGCAATTTCTTAAATTTTCACTTGGAGAAGCTATTGCAGAATTTATCAAATCTACACCTTTTTTATTGGATATGTTAGATACCCTTTCCCAATGGGTTCAAGAAAATAAAAAATTATCTGCAGGAATAGTATTGAGTTTATTAGTTATAGGTTCTGGAATGTTCACATTTGCCCAATTAGGTCTTGCTGCACAAGCATTAGACAAAATGTTCCCAGCAGTTGCTGGAGCAATAAAAGGAGGGTTTGGTAAGATATTTGCATCAGGAATAAAAATTGGTATTTCTCTTTTTCTTGTTTGGAAAGGATACCATGATATTATGGAAGGAATCAAAGAAGGGGATATGTGGAAAAGTGTTAAAGGAATTTTGGAAATGGGATTAGCAGGAGCAATAATAGGAAGTATGATTGCAGGCTTGGCAGGAGCAGGAGCAGGATTTCTTGTAGGTATTTCTCTTGGATTGGTAATAAAATGGTTTTTTGTTAAAGGAAAACAGATTTCTTTAGAAGAAGAAATGGAAATCCAAAAGGAAAGGACAAGAGAACTTGAAATTATGGGAAAAATTACCCCAACAATTGAACCACCTAAAATAGAAATTCCAGAGATTAATACAAGCAAATTTAAAAAAGACTTAACAAAAGCAGATGAATATATAAAAACTTTTAAAATTAATGCAACTCAAGATGTAACAGAAATAAGTAATGAATGGCAACAGCAATGGCAACACGCACTGGGAATTAAAAAATTATCTTATCCTCTTGGGTGGATGTTAATCCAAGTAGAAAAACAATGGGAAGCAATGTCAACAAAAGCACAAATGGAAATTTGGAATATAATAAATGAAATAAATAATATTCCCAGAGAAGTTGTAACTATCCATAGAGTAATAACCGTTTATGAGAGAGGAGGTATATTATGAGCTGGATAGATGAATTAATTGGAGATTTAAATAAAATCCCCAAAGAAGTTGAAACTAAAATTTTAGTTTCTCAAATTAAAGATGAAATTTTTGAAGAGCTCCATGATATAATAAAAAGAAAAACAGGAGGTATCAGATGACAGATGCAAGACTTTCAAATTCAAGTGTTACAAGTTCTGCAGTAGTTATGCGCGGAAGCGAAATTAATTATAGTTGGAATAATTTTGTCGAAGAAAATCCAATTCCAAGTTTATTTAATTCAGATGCAGACAGCCAAACAGGAAATGCACAAACAGAAATTCAATGGATGGGCTGGGCTAATCCAATTTATAAAATCCAAGGGATACTTGATGAGGATGGAGATGTAAGTAACAGGATGACTTTTAATTTATTAAAAGATTTTGCTTCAAATACAGGTTCTAATTTATATCTTTTTGATGATTTATTTTGTCCATCAGGAGCAAAAGTTATCATAAAGAACTTTAACATTTTAAGAATGGCGAGATATAAGAATACTTCAAAGTATACTTATTCATTAAATCTTATGGAGACATTATGAAAGTTCCTAAATATCGGGTAGAATATACTCCTGTTGATGGAAGCGCCACAAACATAGATGTTCTTTCATTAAAAGTTTCTTACGGGATTGAAAATGTAAAAGATGTTTTTTCTTTTAAATTAATTGATAAAAATAACTCTTATGAATTTGATTTGGACGATACAATTAATATTTATCTTCATTATGTTGGAGAAGAAGAAGTTTTAGTTATGAATGGAATAATTGAAGAAATAGGAAACACAGCAAATGAAAAAAATAATATTACTACAATTAAAGGAGCAAGTATTATGGAAGTTTTATTAAATCATCAATTACCTGCAGATTATGATAATCAAACAGCAGATTTTATGATACAAAATCTTTTAGCTCGTTCAAGGGATATAGAAACAAATCCTAATAAAAAAATAAATTGGGATGGTTCAAATTCTTCTACAAGTTTAACAAAGGATTATCATACACAATATAAGCCTTTATCTGAACATCTTGAAGTTTTAAGCTCAAATGAATATACAGGAGACGGGCAATATATCTATTATTTGGATATGGAAACTAATTCTTTAATATGGAAAGCAAAATCTTCTTTTATTAGTGGAACGATTGATTATGGAACAAACACGATTTCTCAAAATAGAACTAAAAGTAGTGATGAAACTCTTAATTTCATTATAGTTAATTGTGGTAAAGATATGGAGGGTGCTTCAATTCACACTTATAAAATAAATACAACTTCTATTGGAAAATATGGAGCCAGATATAAATATGAAGTTTGGGAAGAAATATCTAATGAATTAAGAAATACCCGCCCTGATTTAACAGGGAATAATCAAAACTTTAGAGACGCCGCAATAGAGGAAGCAAAATTAAGAGCTAATAAAAAAATAAATTTACAATCTAAAGGAATAAATAAAGATGTTATTATAATTCCTGGAAGCACAAATTATTCTCCAGGAGATAAGTTTAATATTTCTCTGCCTCATTCTGGGTGGACTTTAACAAACAGAAAAGAATTAAGATTAATGGAAGTAGAACATAATTTTGATAAATCTGGTTGGTGGACAACTCTCAGTTTTGAGGAGGATGTATAATGGGTATAAAAGAAGTAGGAAATTTAATTGGAGCTGATATGAACGAACAAGACCAAATTAAAACTCAATTTGGTTCTTCAGATGTAACTGCTTATTTTGAATTATTTGACGACGAAGTCTCCACAAAAGACAGAGGCTTAAGAATAAATCAAAGAATACTCACTGGCAATACACTAATTTGGGGGCATCCAACTGGAGGAATTTGGGGAACAAATGAATGGGGAGATGATGCTTCTGCTTTTGGAAATTGGTCTATAAATCGAATAATTCATCCAAATAGAAGATATATAGATAATTTTAATGATGATTTTTTTAAAGATACTACAAATACAAATGCTAATTGGGGAACAACAGGAACAATAAATTTTACTGGTGGAAGCCTGACGGCAAGCAGTTTAACAGTATATAAAAATAATGAAACAATTAATTCAGCAACTTTGACTGCTGTTGATTCTGGAAATATTAATTATGAAATGTCTGCAGATACAGGTTCTAATTGGGAATCTGTTAGTTCTGGAATAAAACATACATTCACGAATACTGGACAAGAATTAAAATGGAGGGCAACTGCAACAAGTAATGCAAATATTTCAAGCATAGAAATAGAATATTAATTTTATATAAAAGTAGTTTATATAAAAAAATAATAATTAATAAAAAAGCATTTTCCTTAAAAAAAAGATGGTGTTTACTAAAGCTGGAAGAAATGTAGTGAGAGATTGGTTAGCAGGAGATAGTGCTACTGCACCAAATGCCATTGCTGTAGGAACTGGAAGCACTGCAGCAACAAATGATGATACTGCTTTGATTGCAGAAGTTTTTAAAGAAACAGCAAGCGCGTCTAAATCTCCTTTTTTAATTCAATATGAAATGATAATGGATACTCTCGATGCAACAGGCAATACTCTTGCTGAATATGGATTATTTAATAATACTGCAACTACAACAGGCACAATGTTTACAAGAAATACTTTTGCTCCAATATCTAAAACAAGTTCGATTGAAATTCAATTCGAACAAAGAGTGGAAATAGAATGACATTTCCAAACACATTTATAAACGGAACACCAGCAGATGCTGATGAGGTTAATGCTAATTTTAACTCAGTTTTACCTTGGATGAAAATTGTTGGTAATCAAGATTCTTCTATTGCATCATATCTTATTAAATTTAGTTCTACTACATGGTCTACTGAAAGTAGAAGGACTACAGATTCTGGAGCAACATGGGCAACGCCAGGTTTTGGTGGTGGTTATTTGGCTGCAGCAGACGGAACAAAAGGAGTAGCAATAGACCAAGATAATTCTGCTAATTCAGTATATACTACAGATTCTGGAGCAACATGGAATGCAAGTTCAACAGACCCTGATTTGGATACTTCTGTGGATTGTATTTCTATTTATGGAAGTGTGGCTGTTTGTGGAGGAAGAGATGCTGGAGGAAATAAACAGATATTTTATAGTTCAGATGGAGGAAATAATTGGAGCCAAGCAACAACAGGTCCAACAGGAGCAGGAGGGCAAGTCTGGGCAATTTCAATGGCAAGTGCAACTGTTGGATATGCTGTAGATAATTCTGCGAATATTTGGAAAACAACTGATGGTGGTGATAATTGGACAGATACAACAGATGATATGGGGTTATCAAGAGGAACGATGATTGCTACTGATACAGATACAGTTTATATGGTAGATTATGATAACATAAGACTGACAAAGTATGTTAATTCAACTAATACTGTTACATCTATTTTTCAACTTACTAATGTTAATGGGAGGGTTTCAAATTTAGTAAAAACAACAAATGGAGATATTTGTTTTGCTTTTTGGCCATCAAATGGAACAACTGCAAATGTGCAACAAACAATTCTTTTATATAAATATGATGGGACTAATGTTTATGAAAGAGAACTAACTCAACCAAATAAAAATGCAAATAATAATCCACAAGGAACATTTACTGCTGGAACTGATAGTATTGCTCCTTCTTTAATAGAAGTAAATAATGTTTTATATCTTAATATTGAAAATAAAATTATTGAAATAAAATTAGAATAAAATGGAAAGAAAAACATTCATTAAAATAACAAATCAAGATATTTATAAAAAATTATGTGAAATAGAAAGACACATTATTATCACGAACGGAAAAGTTAAACTAAATAGATGGATTGCTACTACTGCTATTGCGTTATTTTTTGCACTTGGTGGAATAGTAGTTTCTTATCTGCTTTCATAATGGCATCTAAAACAAAAGCTGGAGCAGTAACAGTTGGAGCAGGAGCTCTAATTGAAATAGTTCCAATTCTCAAAGAGTTGCCAGGAATATCCACTTTGTCGCAGATTGCGATTATAATTGGACTTGTCCTTATAACTCTTGGTGTGAGAGATTGGCCAATAATTAACCAATAAATAAAAAAAATGAGCCTTGAAAATAAAAATCCAGTCGCAGACATAGAAAATATAGAACACGACGATAGTTCTGACTTCAAAAAAGGAGTTTTATATGGCAAAACAACTTCTGGAACTTATGTTCCTGTTAAATTAAATGATAATGGAAGTTTCAAATGAGCTTAGAAAATAAAAAACCAATTCCAGATTTAATTAATATTGAACATAATGATAATGCTAATGCAAAGAATATTTTGGCATATGGCAAAACAACAAGCTCTACATATATCCCTTTACTTCTAAATGATGATGGTTCAATTAAGATTGAAGAAGTTATTAATCACTCAGATTTATCTGATATGCCAGACATAAGCGGAACTAACACAGACCATGACAATAGATACCTTGTTCTTGATGGTAGTAATGCAAACACAGATATAAACATAGGAGGTTATAGTTTTACAACTACAGGCACAGGAGATTTTGGAGGAGACCACCTTAGATATAATACAGATGGTTCGCATTGGATACAGTTTACACAAACAACTGGTAATGACCTTGGCGCTATTGAAGCAGACACTTATTTCTATATTAAAATTGATGGGGGCTATGTTGGTTGGTTTGACAGCAGTGTAGGTTTTAATATGTATGAAAATAAGGGTTTTAGATTTGGTGCTTCAGGGACATATCATTCACAATTAAAATCAACTTATACCCAAGGACAAGGAACAGGCACAGACGGCCATAATCTATATTCTATGTATTGGGGTCTGCCAGACCAAGGCGACACTGGCAGTTATACTATGGCAAATTATTTAATTCTTGCAGGAGATAGTAATGTTAATTATGACTTTGGACACGCTCCTCAGACAAACCCCACCCTTTTTATTCACTCTGCTAATCAAAATCAAACACAATGGTTAGGTCTTACCCATGACGGAACAAGTGGTCTAATTACTTCTGGAACTGGAGAGATTAGTTTTAATGACGATAATCTCACTACTACTGGCAATATAACAGGAAACAATTTTTATTCTGGAAATGATAGTGGAGATGGATATTATCTTGATTTTGGAAGCTTAAAAAATGTTGATACAAAAATTTCATTAACTACAGACAATAGAACAACAATAGGAGCTGATGGATATAATATAGAGATACGTGCAGGAAACGGCGGTCCTGACGATGTAACATCTTATAATGGAAAGGGTGGAGATATAGAGATACGTGCAGGAGATGCTGGTAATAGTCCAAATAATCCAAATAGTGATGGCGGAGCCATAAAAATAACATCAGGAGCTGGAAATTCTTCTAATAAGGGTGGAAATATAGAATTAGCAGCAGGAATAGGAGGAGAGGGTGATGGACTAATACTACTTAAAACTGAAACATTTTTTGAAGATAATGCCCATATCCCATATGATAATGTGAAGATGTATTTTGGAGCAGGTGATGATGCCTTTATCTATTATGACGGGACGGATTTAAATATAAATCCTGCAGAAGTGGGAACAGGAAGCTTAACAATAGGAGACGGCGGAACTACTAATTATTTGGAAATAAAATCAGACGGAGAATTAAACCTGCACGGGACAGCAAGGGTTTTAAGGGACTTATGGATTGATGCTTCAGGGATTAAAGCACCAGGTGCTAAACCAGCAACAGAAGTTTCTCACGGAGATTTAGAAACATCTGCTTGGAGCTTTTCAGATGAAGGAGTTGAGGCAAATCAACAGAAAGTAAGTTGGAGAACTGCCCCGCCTTATGATATGGACAGAAGCGAAGGAGTTAAAATAAGGCTTGGATGGAGTTCTGCTTCAACTGGAAATGTAAAATGGCAGTTGGAATACAGGTGGCTGTCAGAAGATGAAGACACAACTCAAGGAGCAGAAGAAACTTTAACTGTTGTGGATGCTGCCTCAACAACAGCGAACGGTTTGGTTGTAACAGACATAACAGGAATAAACGCCCCAGGTTCTACAGATGCAAGCATTATTTTTAGATTAACAAGATTATCAGCTGACGGACAAGATACAATATCAGATAGTGTAGAACTGCACGGCGTATGTTTTAATTATGTTTCAGATAAATTAGGGGAGGCAACATAATGGATATAACAATAAAAGACATTCCAGAAGGATGTGAAGAGAAAGTTAAGGAAATGGCTTTGATAGCAGTCGAGAGATTTCTTGCAGAAAGAGACTTGAAAGTTAGTTCTGAAATAAAAAGCAAGTTTGAAAGTGATGTAGATAACATTAGAAAAGCAAATGGATTGGAAAAGAAATTCAAATAAGGAAATTACAGACGGAATGAAGCACGACTTAGAAATGGTTTTGTGCGATTGCAGAACTTGTATATATAGAGGAGATTATGCAAGATGTTACTTAGATATATATAAATTTTGCAGACACTACCAAGTGAATAAACAACCGGAAAAAGAAAACCGAAACATTTATAAAGATGTTTAAACTTGTTTAAACATGGTAAAGATATTTAAAAAAGATTTAATTCTAAAGAAAGATAGAGAGTTCACAGAGGATATTAAGGTTAAAGGAAACATCAAAGGAGAATATAATTTGAAAGTTATGGGGAATATTAATTGTAGGGATATTAATTGTAGGGATATTAATTGTAGGGATATTAATTGTTGGAATATTGATTGTTGGGATATTGATTGTTGGGATATTGATTGTTTGAATATTAATTGTTTGAATATTGATTGTTGGGATATTGATTGTTTGAATATTAATTGTTGGGATATTGATTGTGAGAATATTGATTGTTGTGGAGTCATTTTTTGCAACAAAATCAAATTCATAGGGGGATGTAAAGCAAAGGCTTTAATTAAAAATAGAAGCTCATTAAATCAAAAGGAATTTAAAAAATGAGAACACCAAGCATAACTATAAGAATGTATTTAAAAAGTTTTAGAGTAATTAAATCTGTTTATCCAGCTATGCGGGGAGAAACTATG